TTGACGTCGAACACTTATTTGTATTTGGATGAAAACGAACGAATCCATCACTAAATCCTGTTGAAAAAATATTTTTCCTTGTGATAGATCCGGATTTTCTCGCGCCCATTTAATTAATTCATCTAATCTCATTTCTTTTTTAACTTTGATTTTCATTGTTATATCTCCTCTTGAACAGTAAATTTATCGTTAATTGATACATATCCAGTCACATTACATAAGATGCTATCAACATGAAAAGTCACAAAACAGTTGCGCTCAACATCATTTGAATAGAATCTTTTATTACCTGATAACTTGGGGTTATCCCAAGCCCATTGGATAAGTTCAGGTAAATTCATTTCTTTTTCAATTTTGATTTTCATTGTTTCCGCCCTTTTAAAATAAAGTTAGTTGCTTCTGTTCCTCATATTCCAAATCACTTTGCTTTATATATGTTTCAAGCTCTTCCGCTGTATCAAATGTCTTTTTCACACCTTGCCAACCTGGCACGATATGACCGTGAAAGTAATAAGTGCCATTTACTACATGGATATGTGCCACTCGTTCGTTATCCTGATACAGATATCTCTTAGAGCCGAAAAAATGTTTTAAGTATTCTTTACGTCCGCTATCTGTCATGGTCATCACTCCCACAAGTCAAATACTCTATCGACGTAAAACTTCGCCTTTGCTAAATCCTCATGACCATTCTTTAACGGTGCTCTAGACAAGTATTTAATTGCATTACCTATTGCGAATGCTAATTGTGGTGGGTACTGTGCCGTAACTTGTTCGATGAAGTCTATAATTTCAATGTCGCCGTATGTGTAGTGCGCTGGTTGCTTAACATTGTCTTGCGCTTCGTTCATATCTACTTTTCTGTTACTGATTACGCTCATTATGCTTCACTCCATTTCTTGAACATTTGGTTATAAGTGACATCGAACCAGTACGGATCACGTGAATGTTTTTGAGGTACATTAAACAAATGTGGCTTCTTTCTTCTTAGCTCAGCTTCTTTCTTTCGCTGTCTTTCCAATTTACGTTCTTTGCTCTCTCGCTCCATGATTTTGGATAACACAATTTCTTTATACTCAGCTAAGCGCATACCATAAGGTGCATGTAAGGCTTCTAACAACGCCCAGCCACCTCGTACTCTTTTTGCAACCATTCCTGGAGTTAAACCATTCTTTTTTATCAATTCATTTTCATGTTCGGTAAATTTATATGGTTTACCGTTAATCTTTACGATACTCATTTATTCCACCTCTATATATGCATGTCTTATTGTTATGTTGTCATACTTTAGTAATTCATTCGGATTGTCATCTAAGCGCTTTGCCAGCGCATCTTTTTCATCATCCACATCATCAAAATGCTGATATTCAACTTCTGTAGGTATCCTTATATCAATCGTTGCATTTATATATGCTTGTTGTTGCATTAGATCACTTCCTCAACTTCTATGTTGATATGGTCCGCATATTCATCTAAAACAATACAAGTGTCAATAATTTCACCTGTTTCCCAATCCCTATCATGCTTTACAACAAAATATCGAGAGATGTTAAACTTCTCTTCTAATTCCTTTATTGTCATAATCTATCCTCCTAATCCTTCATATAAAACGGAGAAGTAAATCCGTCACTATTCAAATTCAATCCTTTTGCCCAATCGACAGGCTTATTCATGATAGTTTCGATTTCCTTAAGTCCATTTGAACCTCTAGGTATTTCTACAATTACTTCATCATGGACATGTCCAACTATTTTAAAACCTGATGCTTCAAGCCTAGCTATAGAAATCGCAAGTAAATCCCTTGCAGTTGCTTGAACAATATTCTCGACTAACTTCCCACCATATGTTTTTAACTTTGACCATTTACGGTTAAGATCTAAGCCCATAAATTCAACAACTTGACTACCCCAACTATTTTCACCAACTGAAGCTTTTGGATAAGCTAAAGCTCTTCCACTAGGTAGTTCAATCATTAGAAAGCCTTTTTTCATGTAAAATCTAAGTCCATGTGTATGATGCGTCTTTCGGGATTTTACAGTATTAATTGCAGCCTCTTGGCAAGCCTTCCAAAAATTAACTATGTTAGGATTTGCGTTACGCCAACTATCAACTAAACCTTGTAACTCGTTTTCTTCAATGCCCATTTCCAATGCACCCATTGCTTTTAAAGCTCCAGCGCCACCTTGATAGCCTAAAGCTAATTCGGACACTTTTCCTTTTTGTCTGAGAGGGTCGCCTTTAGTTATGCTTTCTACCGGTACATTAAACATTTGAGAAGCCGATGCTTCATATATCTTTCCGTGTGTGTTGAATACATCTAAACGCCATTGTTCTTTTGCATACCATGCTATGACTCTTGCCTCTATTGCAGAAAAATCACTTACTGCTAGTTCATTACCTTCTTCAGCAGTAAATGTCGTCCTAACTAATTGACTTAATAAGTCTTGAGGATGAACATTGAGTAATAAATCTAAATCATCAAAACGTTGTTCTTTAATAAGATCTCTTGCTATTTCTAATTCAGTATCTGAAATATAATGCTTTGTTAAATTCTGAAGTTGTACACCTCTACCTGCCCATCTTCCAGTACCGGCACCGTAAAATTGAAACAGACCTCTTACCCGTTCATCACTGCACATCATGTCATGCATTTTGTTGTATTTTTTCACACTGGTTTTAGACATTTGCAATCTAATTTCTAGCATTTTTTTAGCTTTTCCTGTGGCTTCTTTTAAGTAATCCTGAACCGTTTTCTTTTGTAAATTAGGTATATCTAATCCTTGTTCATCCTTTAACCAAGCCAATAACTGTGTAGGACTATTAGGATTTTCTAAACCTGTTATATGTTTAGCTTGTTTAAGCAATTCTTCTTTACTCTGCTTATCGAGCACATTAGCTCCTAACATCAATGATTTAGAAAGCTTAATACCTCTGTCGTTTATATGTTGGTCAAAAACCCAATATGTTTGTTCAATTGCAGTTACTGGAAAGTCTTTAATTTTATGAGCAATCGTCATTTCTACTTCTACATCTCGAATACAGTAATCTATAAATTGTTGCCATTTTTCAAGATCATGTTCAGGCAAGTTTCTTGTTCTTCCTCCATTAACTTTTGTTGGTTTACAAGGTATAGAGAAATAACGAATTAAATTTTTACCTGCTTTATCTTTTTGGTTTTGTAGTCTTAAAACTTCTCCAACTTTATCAAGCGAAGCAGGTAAGCCAATACGCATTGAATTAACCATTGTGCAAATCCATTCTTCAGGTGGCATCTGTTTATTAAAATGTTTAGCAAGACAAGTTCTTTCGAAATTAGCATTGAATGCATACTTTTTTACAGCAGGGTCAAATAGAGCAATTTTAAACGTCTCATAATCAGCGTGGAAAGGCTCATTATCTACTTTAGTCATGTCAATCGCACTAATCGCTCCACCATCTATTGAATAAGCTATAATTAAGATTTCGAAATCTTCAGCTTCTGTGTATTTATAGGCACCACATTTCGAAATATCGTTACTGCTATATGTTTCAATATCTATATTCATAAATTTCAAATTCTTGACACCTCAATTTCTTTAAAATTAAAGTGGGGCTAAAAACCCCACCTATTGACTTATAAGAAATCCTCATCATCAGTGTCTAATTCATCGAAATCATCTTCTGCTGCACTTGCACCGCCAAGAGGTTCGCCTTTTTCTACAAGTTGAATATTGTTCAATCCAACTGCAATGCCCTTATTACCATTTGTGTTAAAAGGAAATAGATTAATTGAAGCTCTAATATAATCACCACTTACAACAGTTCCAGAATCCGTTAATCTAATTTTGTTTTGGTCAATAATACCAGGTGCTTGTTTGCTTGATGCGTTAATAAAATAAGCGTCTTGATAATTTACATCATCTTCTCTTTCAGTATCTCCATCACGTAATGGGAGTTTCAGATTTGCAGGAACTTTGCCTCCAAATTTACTAACTTTTCCTTCTTCTTTAGCAGCTTCTATAGCTTGTTCAATGGCTTTTATCGTACTTGTATCTGATTTAGGAATGATTAAACTGATTGAATACTTTGCTTCTTGCCCTTCTTGCATACTGTGAGGTTCAAAAATATGTGCATATGATGCTCTTACTTTTCCTGTAATCACTTTAGTTTTATTTAATACTTTTGCTTTCATGTTTATATACCGTCCTTTTTAATTTTTATAGTTTGTCAAAATCATCTTCAGCAGATTGCTTTATAGCTGGTCGTTTATCCGACTCGGTAGCAAGTGTTAATTTACCTTGCGGCTTTTCTATAAAGCCCTCTGTAATTTTAGAAAATGCTTTTTTACCAATTAATTTTTCTAAATTCGTAATACTAAGTAACTTGGTTTCTGTAATATCTTCAGGTTTATAACCCGCTTCAACTAACTTTTCAAGCGTTGCTTTTGTATCAGTTATCACTCTTCGCGAACGACCTTCTACAAGCTTCCACCCAGGATAGTTTTTATCATTTTCTTTCGCTTGATCTAACGCATAATGTTCTACTTCATCAGCCCATTTTTTGATATCAGGCAGTTTATATAAAAGTTCTGCAATCTCTTCATCACTTAACAAATGTGGTGGCTTTTGAGGCACATTTTGCATGTATTCTGCACGTGTTCTACATGAATGCTTTATCTTACAGAATCTACAATGACTACCTGCTTTAAACTCACCTTCACCGTTATAAGCAAGTCTGGCTAATGGTTTAACAAAATCGGTTCCCCATTGAAGTAATCTTGATATTGGTAACTCTTCAGTAGAAAAGTTATCTATTCGTGGTTGTATGATAGTCATGCGAACTGTATGAATGTCATACATTAAACTAAGCAGTTCATATGCGCCCAAGCCATATAATCTAAGTTGAGGATTATCTATAGCTGAAACTTCAATGCCTTTACCGTATTTAAGGTCAATAATTTCAAGTACACCACCTGAAAATATAATGACATCACCAGTACCAAAAGATTCAGGGACGTATTTACCTAAATCCAATTTTGTTTCAAATAAAGCTATTACATCATTATCCCTACTCAAAGCTTCGTTATATTTTTCTTCTACATTAGCTACATACTCTTCAACATATTCACGCAACTCTTCACTGTAATATTGATTTCGCTTATAATTTTGAAAAGCTTTATTAAACTCAAACTGTGTTAGGCCTTCATATTTAAGACTGAAATATAACTCACTTAATTCATGGGCGAATGTACCTTCTTCAGCAAAAACTGAACTTTTATCTGCAATACCTTCACTTGCCTTAATACTCGGTGGGCAGTTTAGCCATTGTTTCGCACCACTTGCACTTAGCTTTGCATGAGCTCTATTTGAGTGATCTAGCTTCATGCATTAATTCTCGCTTCCATGAAATCAACAATTTTTTCATAATGTTCTTCTTTGATAGTAGATAGCTTATCCGCACCAAGTTCGTTAAGTTTATTTCTAAATTCTTTCTTATCAGAAGTATCTGCTTTTTTAAGGAACTCTTTTCCTACTGATAAAATATAATCTTTAGTTAAATCAGTAGACGTTTCCTTAACTTCTTCAATTGTTTCCAGTTGAGCTGTTTCTTCTTTTGGCATTGGTGCTTCTTTAACTTTCTCTTGTACGATTGATGAATCCACAGTTGATAGTTCAGTATTTAACACACGTAAATTCTTATTTAATAGTTTTAATTCTTCAAAAATATCTTCTAATATTGCCATTGATTAAATCCTCCTTAAAATTGGTTAGCTAGACGAATCATTAACTTGATACGATCTTCTATTTCTCTAGGGTCATCACTTTGTTCATTCAATCTTGCTAACAATTCAAATTGCTCTTCTAAAATTTCTTTTTTACGTTCGACGACAGTTAAATGTAATTGTGCTTCGATAACACGCCATTTTCCCCAACTTTCCATTTCAACCTTTCCTTTTTTCTTAAGTCTCGAAAGTGTGGATTTTGCATGTGTTTTCGATACTCCAAAAACTTCAACTACATCATCAGGATTGAAATTGTCATATGTTGCAAAATGTGATAGTATTTTTTGTTGTAAGGTCATATTAATAACTCCTTATATAATTATTTAAGACAAATGCTTATCTTTAACTGTTACTTGTTGTCGCAAGTAGCAGTTTTTTTTATTCTTCATAAAAGTACTCTTTATAGAATATGAATGTTGCGATACTTGCGAATCCTGCAATTGACCACGCTGTAGTGAAGTATAGAAACGGCATGAGTACAATCGCTAAGACCGTGAAGCATAGCACTGCTATTAGGTAGCTTTTATATGTGTCGCTCATTTGATAATCCTCCTAATACCATTTTTTATGCTTTCTGATCAAATACTCTTCTAATTTAGAAATATTAATCAATGTTCCCGTTGCTGAATAATCAATGTATAAATTTTCTACACCTAAATTATCTTCACGGTAATATTTCAACCAGTTGTATACTGTACTTCTACATACTCCAAACAATTGATGGATTTGTGTAGGTGTTGCGTATAACTTTTTCACAAATTTTTCTTCGCCTCGATATGTGTTTTCTGGTGTTGGTGGTATTATGATTTTTGGCATCTCTATCACTCCTTTAGATAAATGTTAAAGTTTGTTATTATTCGCCCTGTATTGAAGTTCTCTATCTAATGCATAGAAAACTTTGTTTATTTCTAAGTAGCTGTAATCACTTTTTTTAATAAGCTCTAATATTTCCGCTCCTAAGTTACGTTCCTTTTCCGTTAAATAGGATGAAGAAGCATCAGCTTTGCTAGAAACTTGTGGGACGCCTATACGCAATCCTTCTGATCTTGTGTTCATTTGTTTATGCTCCTTTCGTGTATAATGTTGTTATCAACCTAAGGAGGTGATAACATGCCCTTGATATCTGATGAATTTGATACACTTACTAAAGACCAACAATATATCTTGTCCGTACTCTACAAAGATTATTTAGAATGTGTAAAGTTAGGTTCGGTTAAATTAACCTGCAATAATTTTGGAAGTGCTAAAGATATACATACAAAGTATTTTCAAAAACTACATTTCGAAGATGTAAAATACGATTTAAATAAACTTAAAAACTCTGGGTTCCTAAACGGCGTGTATGCTAGTAACACTATTTATCATGTAACAATTTCAGACAAGACTGTTGTTTACTTTGAAAATGAGTTTAAAAACAATTTAAAAAGTATCATTGATAGCATTTCTAAAATTGCTTCAATAATTCCTGGTCTCTAGTTGGGTTTATAACTTCCCAATCATTTGCCATGAGGTCATCGGCTGAAGGTTGCCAATATCTGATAAGGTTTGTCCCATCGCTATTTGAAATGATGCATTGTAAAAAACTATCATTTGTTGGTAATATCTTAGTTCGATGACTTTCTTTCCAATCTTTCCGTGTCATAGAGACAAGATTTTTTGTAGCTATCTTAGTTGCTTCTTGAATGTTCATTTGTTATTCCTCCTTTTAAGATGTTTATGATCCTTTCTGCTATACTCCTGTTATGGAGGTGATAGGATGAAACTTAATCACGATTGCGTTAGACTCTTGCTCTTAGAAATAGAATCTAATAAGAAAATAGGTGAACCACTTACTCGACATAATTTCAACGATAATATTATTTTTGATAAATATGATTTTGAAACAGTAATGTACTCACTTTTAAAATTAGAAGAAGCTAAATTTATTTGTTGCGATCTGAAATTCATCGAAGGCAGGGTCGTTTCTTGGATTATTGATGACATCACTTGGTCTGGCCATGAATTTCTCGATAATATTAGAGACAATAAAACTTGGAACGAAGTTAAAAGAGTCGTTAACAAAACATCCAGTATGTCTCTTAATCTTATGGGGAAATTAGCTTTTCAATATCTTTCTCAAAAATTCAATCTAACTTAAATTCATAACCATCAACCAAGGCATATAAGTTATTATTTACGTATGGTATTTCTTCAATGGTGTTGTTGATGAAATGAGATCGGACCATCAGTTCATATCCGTCATTAATTTGAATATCTAATGGTCGCCTATTACCTTCTTCGTCATAGTAGTAATAGATGACTTTTTTGTTTTGAGCTTGCATTTGTCGTTCCTCCTTTAAGTTGTTTTGTTATATAATTTAGTTATCTCCCAGTGGAAGGAGGTGAAATTTATGGATTTAGAGAAAATTGCTCACGATATTACAATCTCGCTATTACCTAGAGCTCTAGATAGACATAAGATTCATAACGAATGGCAAGAAGTCGGTGATGACGTAATTGCATTCGCTAAAGATAGCGTTGCTCGTGACTATTTCAGCATTTACTCTTCTGTGTTATTGGGATTACAAGAAGAAGAAAAAAGCAGAAAAGATTTAGGATTGTAAGGCAATAGCGCACTTGATTACTTGCACTAATTAAGTGCGCTTATTTAATTAGATATTTCTTACCTTCTCTATCCGAGACCACTTTATATTTTTTTAATTTGCTTTCTTTCACTTTTAACCATTGATTTCCATGCCACACGTCAATTAAGTTTTCGTGTTTTTTATTGAATAGCCTTCTTAGTAGTTTCATTTGTAGTTCCTCCTTCATTCGAAATCATCGATAGTTAATTCTGAAACTCTCTTTTCATAGATATATAAATAATAGTTTTTGATATCTCTATAAATTTTTGCTGCTAGGTTGTATTCACTTTCACTCAAGTCTGAATTAAGTGTCACTCCAAAAATTGATAATGTTAATTTTCTAATATGGTCATGAACATCTTGTACATAAGCTTTTTGATGAATTGATTCGAAGCCATGCTGATACTTTTTTAGTGGAATCGGATGATTGAGCTTCCTCAATCTTCCTAGCGACAAATCTTTTGCGAAATTGAGTTTTTTATTGATTTCTTCTAAATCGTCATTATTGATTCTTACTTTACTGAAAATTGCACCTGAACTGATTGGTTTCTCGCCTTTTATAGCATTTCTAACTTCTTTCGCTATAATTTCTTTCAACTCTTCTTTAGTTAACGTGATTTGTTCCATAGTGTTCCTCCTTTAGTTCAATTGTTTTGAACTTTATAATTAAAAAAATATACTTGTATTTCTTCTCTGGGTATAGATAATAATTCACAAGCTTTAGCTATTTCGGAATCTCTCCAACCAATTTTATCATTTAATTTTAAAGATAAACTTCGTTCTGATAATCCTATCGCGTATGCAAAAGCATATCTATTACCATACTTTTCAATTATACGACCTATTAAAGCTGAATAATCAAAACACATCATGTCACCTCTTTCTGAGTTCAATATTTTTGAACTACATAAACCTTAACACGTTTAAAAAATCAATGCAATACAAAAGTTCAATATTTTTGAATTTTTCTATTGAACTTTTGTTCAACGAAGCTTATACTATAACTATATTAATGAAGGAGGAAAATTCATTGAACTCTACAACTAGCAACAGAATCAAACAAGCTATGAAGTCATCGAATTTAAAACAAATAGATATAGTAAACAAAGCTAAAAGCATGGAAGAAGAAACTGGTATCAAATTATCAAAAACTGATTTAAGTCAATATGTTAATGGTAAAGTGACGCCGGGTCAGAAGAAATTATATGTTTTAGCTAAAATATTGAATGTTAGCGAAGCTTGGTTGTTGGGATACGACGTAGAAAGTAAAAGAATTGATGATAAAGAAAGAGATAAATTTAATCAGCATCAAGAAACTATAGCTGGTCATGCAAATAAAGATGAATTTACTCCTGAAGAATGGGAAGAAATCGAAAACTTTATGCAATGGGTTAGAGATAGAAAGAAATAAGACACCAAAGGGGTTTGGCTCATGGGAAAATACGAAGAATTGCTTATGAAATGTGAAGTTGAAGTGAAAGAAACACAAAGAGTACCTCGAGGATTCGATGGTTGGTATCAAGAAGGAGAAATTTTTATTAGACCTTCCCTATCCGAAAGGAACAAATTAGAAGTATTATACGAGGAACTTGCCCACCACAAGTTGACGTATGGCAACATTTTAGATCAGTCGAAGTTCAACAATCGCAAGTTCGAAAATTACGCACGTAGACACGGCTTTATCTCAGCAGTCCCGTTACGCGAAATTGTGGAAGCTTACAATTATGGTGTACGTAACTTGTATGAGTTGTCTGAGTATCTGCAATTGAGTGAAGAATACATATTAGAAGCAATAGAACAATATAAAAAGATATATGGTATTGGGACTCACTACGGCGAATACTCAATTACATTTGAGCCATTGAGAGTTTTTAAATATAAAGAAATATAAACAAAGGAGAAATTAAAATGAAAAGATTATTAGGTTTAACATTAGCGAGTGCGTTAGTTTTAGGCGCTTGTGGTAGCCACGACGGCGATAAGAAAGAGGAAAGCAAAAAAACTGAAACAAAGAAAGATAACAAAGATAAAAAGAAAGAAACTAAAGAAAAAGCAGAAGCGAAAAAAGAAAATGCTAATCAAAACGATAACAATAATCAAGTAAACAACGAGAACAACACAAACGTTAACAACGATCAACAAACCAATAGACCTTTAACTAAAGACGAAATATCACAAAGAGTAAAAAATGGTCACAATGTTAACGGCATGGTAGATGCAGATGGTAATACTTGGTACCAAGCACAAGGCGCAGGTGACGTTATAGGTTACACAAAACCTGATGGTACACAATGCACAGTTGGTGGTTGTGTCACACCTCAGCAACAAGAACAAATAAACGAAGCTAATTATAAAGAGATGGAAAAATATGGGTATTCTCGTGAAAAATACGATGCAATTCAAAAAGAAGCTTCTAAACTTCAACAACAAAAAGAAAATGGAGAAATAACAGCAGAAGAATTTACTAATAGGTATATAGAATTATACGACTAAGTATCTTACAATCAATTAATTGTATTGTGATTAATAACGTCTATTTAGTGATTTAATATAAATATAAACAAAGGAGAAATTGACATGAAAAAAGCAATCTTAACTTTAAGTCTTATATTTATTACCTACTACCTCACTTTTAAATATATGTGGATTAAAGAATTGAAGTATTAACAGCTTTTTATAGCCCTTTAATATAAAATTCAAAAACGCCTACTAGTGTAGACGTTGAATGGTGGTGAGAATTTTATGGCGGATAAAAACAAAAAACAAGAAGCTACCCGTAGTAACCCAATAAACAAAAGTTTTGAAAAGCCGGGTGCCAGCGAAAACTTAAAAAGCACTTTATCAGAAAAAGCTAAGAAAAAAGATTAATATTCATTCATTAAATATAAATCCAATTTAATTTGTTGTTTAAGGTCTACAAGTGTATGTTTAATATACAATTCATCGTTTGACGGTAAATCAGATACTTTGAAATCTTGTCGCTCAACCTCTAGTAAATCGAAATCGCTACCAGCTGAATTATAGGTTTTAAGTTCACCCTCTTCAATGATTCTGTTTTCAAAGTCTTTAATAACTATAAATACTGGTTTACCGTTGTTATTAAACAACTTGTCTCTTTTGTCTAATAAGCTTATACAATCCAATTTCATAAACTTTCTGGTTATATTAATTAACCAGATAATAAATTTAACAATTAAAGGATTAAATACAAACACTGTTAAAACAAAAATAAATAGAAACAAAATATTTGCTTTTAGACCTGTAAGCAACTGAATTAAATTCAAATTTTTTAAATCAACATTATTAAAAATTATAAAACTATAAAACCATATCAAACATGTTTCAATAGAAAAAATCAATAATACAGGAGTATTGATAACCTTGTTTTTTTCACTAACTAAACCTATCATTGTTAGATATTTATATGGTATGTAACCTAAAACTCCTGTAAGAAGAAGCGCCCCTAGAAATTGAGTCATCTTATCACCTACTTTTTATTTTATTATAACATGTTTAGTACCTAGTACTAAATTTTGGGTAGCCCACCTACCCTTATTATTTTTTACAAATTTACAGAACGTACGTTCCTACAGGAGGTATAAACATGTGGATTGAAAAATTTAAAAACAAAAATAACGAAACTAAATACAGATATTACGAGAAGTACAAAGATCCATACACAGATAAATGGAAGCGCGTAAGTGTTGTGTTGAACAAGAATACAAAGCAATCGCAAAAAGAGGCAATGTTTCGATTAGAAGATAAGATAAAAGAAAAATTGAATAACCAGTCATCAAGCATTTTAAAAACTTTGACTTTTCATACACTATTAGATGAATGGTTTGAATATCATACAAAAACATCTGGCTTTAAAGTAACGACGCTTGATAATTTGAAAACAAGAATCAAAAACATCAAAAAGAACAGTTCTCAAAATTTACTTTTAAACAAAATTGATACAAAGTACATGCAAACATTTATTAACGAATTATCAAACATATATTCTGAAAATCAGGTAAAGCGTCAACTTGGACATATGAAAGAAGCTATTAAATACGCCGTTAAATTTTACAATTATCCAAACGAACACATATTAAATAGCGTCACACTACCAAAGAAGAGTAAGACGATAGAAGATATAGAAAAAGAAGAAGCGAAAATGTATAACTATTTAGAGATGGAACAGGTAATACAGATACGCGATTTTATACTGAACGATAATAACATGCAGTATAGAGCTCGTATTTTAGTTGCTGGGGCTGTTGAAGTTCAAGCTTTAACAGGTATGCGCATAGGTGAGTTATTAGCGCTCCAAGTTAAAGATGTAGACCTCAAAAATAAGACGATCGATATTAACGGTACTATTCACAGAATCAAATGTAATGCTGGATTTGGTCACAAAGATACTACTAAGACCGCAGGTTCAAGAAGAAAAATCGCCATCAATTCAAGGATAGCAAATGTATTGAAAAAAATAATGTTAGAAAATAAAAAGATGCAACAATGGGAACCAAGCTATGTTGATAGAGGGTTTATATTCACAACTTGCCAAGGAAATCCTATGCAAGGCAGTAGGATAAACAAACGATTGTCCTCAGCTGCAGAATCATTAAATATAAATAAAAAAGTTACTACTCACACACTAAGGCATACACACATAAGTTTATTGGCGGAAATGAATATATCGTTAAAAGCAATTATGAAAAGAGTAGGACATACAGATGAAAAAACGACTATAAAGGTGTATACACATGTAACAGAGAAAATGGACAGAGAGTTAGAGCAAAAATTAGAAAAACTTGTGTACTAA